GGCATCCATATCTACGTTGTCTAGGATTGAAGGATCTATTTGAGCTACGTTCGACATTCCAGCTAAGAAGCGCTCAATTGCTGTGACTTCTTCAAGTTGCTGTGAACGGGCCAAAGCAGAAATAAACTTGAATGACAGGTTGCGGCCTTGCATTTCTTTTGGTGCTGCTTTAACTGCACCAGCACGATAAGCAAGCCCGAAAGTACGCTCTAACAAAGGCGTTAATAATTCAGCTTGCCAACGACCATACAGCGGCCCTAATTGCTGACGAATTAAGTCAACACGTACATGCACTTCGGTTGCTGTCATTGCTGGACCATCGGCAGGCTGTAACTGATCTGCCATCATCTTTTTACGGATTAAACCTTGAAGATGAGCTAATAACTCAACACCAACCTGATAGCCCTTGCCGTCATCAATGCGCTTCAATGAGTTCACATCATTAACAACAATGATTTTTCCACCACCAAGACGCACAGTTCTCGGATTGAAAACGCCATCATCAACACCTGCATACATGCCTAGAGTTGAGATCTCGGCACTACGCAACGTGTCACGCATTAACTTGTTAGCTGTTTTAGCGTCAGGCAAAGCGATAGAGACTTGACCAGTCCCATAAACTGAATTGGGAATCTTTCTAAAACGTGGAATTACAAATGGAAACTCGTTGTAGCCCGTCTCACGCAAAACATTTTTTTCATCAACTTCAACGTGATAAGACGCAAAAGGCATTTCCTTAGGCATCAACTGACGATCACCTTTGATGTAACCTGTTTTACGTGGCTCAACTACCCACAAAATCTTAACTTTGCAGTCTGGTTTTGACTTGTAAGTGTTGCGTACCTTCTCACTGACCTTGTTTTCGCCATACTCATTGACTAACGCAGCCATCGTCATTTCATATTCACGGTAGAGTGTGTCAACTTTCTGGTCTTGACGTGTTGAAGCTAGGTAGCATTGCCCGATATCCCATGTCTGGAATACATAGCCACCACCTGCATGACGATCTACATCGGCATACATTACGCCCCAACCTGCAACCACGCAGTCGAGGACTAAATCAAAGATTTCGCTATCGTAGTTAGCCCCGTGAATGTTGCGCCAAATGAATTGGCACACTTCATCTAGCCACTTTTCACCGTCTGTAAGTTCGGCTGGATCATCAACGCCATTCGGCACAGCTTTAAACCACAGCGCATTAGCTGGCGTGGTTCCTGAAATGATGCTTGATACAAGTAATTGAGTTGCTTCTGATAGTGTTGAATCTAATAGCTCAGCTCGTTGTGTCTTACGTGTATCAGTTACATCATCACCTATAAACGATTGCTGACGCTCAGGGGCCGCATAGCGATAGCACTCTGACCAATGAGGTTCTAAGCGGTTTCGCGCTGCTTTAAGCTCGCTTAAGCGTTTGCATAACCTTGCTACTAGCTCACTCATATCAGCCGCCTAAAGTTGTTTTCTTTTGGTTGTCTGTAGCAGACGCCAAAACAGTTGAAGCATTGCGCTTACGACGCTCTGCCGTTGCTGCATTTGCATCTAATTGAGCTTGATTTTTAGCTGCTGCATCCGCTGCTTCAGCATCAAAACCTTTTGAAGCACCTTTAGTGTCTGTGAGGCCAACAAGGTCAGTCACAGATGAAAGGATTTTTCCTAGTCCGCCTCCGCACATTAGTCCGCCTCCTTAGTTGACCAGCCTTTGTCAGTCAAAACAGGAATGCGTTTCTTGGGAATAACTTCACTAATTGGCCCCGAATTTGGATTAGCAATGAATTGACTAGCATTCATCATCTTTGCCATCTGATCTTTCATGTCAGCAACTAGTTGAAGTAGCTCTTCTTGAGTTGGACCAGTTTCGCCTGTGTTTTGATCATCACCTTTTGTGATATGAGCTAAAGCCGCCTCAGCCTGATCTTTGGTTGATGTGTCTTGGGTTGTATCTGGTGTTTGTGCTTGTTGTTCTTGGTTCTGCTCAGCAGTCACACCCGGTGTTTTAATTTCTCGTTTAGCAGCCATGAAAAAGCCCCATTCGTTGTGAATAGGGCTAGTGTTGTGTTTATTAAGTTGGGGTTTGTTGGGTGATTAGTTGAGCCTCTTTGAATGTGGTCATTGGTCACCTCTACTTAATCGCATTTGCTCACCAGTACAGGATTGAAAGGCTATAAACCAAATCTTTATAAGCTCATTAGCCTTATCTCTAAGACAAATAGCATCTAGCCTCCCATTATCGAACTTTGGTTTAATTTCGTACTTCATCGCAAAGATATTGAACTGCAAAACCTTGTGATGATCTTTTAAATTAGTCCCTAAATACTTCTGCAAGACCTCTGTTTCAAACAACCAAACAGTTCTATCAATCCCAGTTTTTTTTGGTTCTTTCTTGGTGTTAGCAATCATTCCCCACCACCCTTGAGCACACCAAAATACTCCTCGTCATAGTCAATACGCTCTTTAATCACTTTCCGCAGGCTTTGCATGATTCCAAGCTGTTTAGTGATCAGATCAAATTGTTCATCGGTTAAGAATGCCTTATCTTGAAACCGCTTTAAGTCGGTCATCTCAAGATCAAGCTGCCCAAGTTTTAAATTCATTTGTTCGATGTAAGTTTTCATGATTTTTCACCCTTGAGCGCTTGCTCTATCTTCTTAATCAAGATGCTTTCGAGTAGCTTTGGATTGTTCTGTAGGATTGCCTTGACTTGTGCCAACTTGAATTCGACTTTCTCTAAAGAATCCACCCGCTTTTGCAGCTCGTCACATTCATGCGTAAGAATTAAAGTCTTCTCAAATAGTTTGATTTCTCTTTTGTGGATTTCCTGTGCATGGGTTTGCAGCTCCTCCACTTTCGCTTGCTGTGACTGCTGACCAGCTTCATAAGCAATGCGGCAACAATTAGCGTGAACCAAAGCTAAATTGCCTTGTTTGCCCATCCATTCGTTAAATGTCATTGGTTTATCCATCTCAAACATCCTTTGATTTGCCCGCTTTAAATTCACTTTCACAAACTTCAAGAGATTTTGTTGTAAACATTCCGTACCCCACAATAGTCCCCTCCACATCGCGCAGTTCATCATTAATGCAAAGCCACCAATCAACTCCATCACCATATCTATCTTCGAATTTCTTACAGACTTTTACCGTCAACCCAATATTGTCTTCGCATAAATTTGATGCCGTTGTTTTGGCAAGATCCCCGACTTTAAACTCACTCATGGCTGGCTCCTTTACCGCATTCAATACACGTTCAACTGTGCGCTTAGCTGCTGCTTCTGCCTCAGCCTTTATCTTTTTACTTCGTTGCCATTGTTTAAGATTCATGACTGCCTCCGTATATTGATTCGTGGACAGCAACAGCCTTTTCCATATCCTCAATTGAATTAATGATTTTCTCGAAAGGATAAAAAACCGCATATGAGACAGGGCAATTAATCATTTTCATTTCTGCAATTAACTGTCTTGCGCCTTTAACACCTTTGACAGAATCAATCCAACGCAATAGCTCCACCAGACGCTTAAGCGATTGCACAGACACGCTTTTATGTCTACTTCTAACCCCATCATTAAAGATAAATGTGAATGTATCAGCTCCAGCTGCAACAACATCTCTCGCCTTCTCCACCCCAAATTCACGAATAAACTGTTCTGGTTTCATTGTTGTAATTCCTCATCTAACTGAGCAGCGAATATGTCTAACGTTTCAAGTAGATCAAGCTGCCCAATATCGTATTTATATGTTTGCCATTCGCCTTCACGTGGTACGCGCTGTAAGCCTGTTTGCTCTTGCCACAACATGATGAATTGCTCACCATGTATGTACTCTGGAATGGATCCAGTAGACCAAGAAGAAACAGTACTGCCACCCGACACATCAAGGACGTATGCAATCTTTTCGTGTGACCATCCAAGGTTGCGTAAATCTAGAATCATGCGGTTGAAGTCTGGGCGTTTATAGCCTCGGCGTTGGCGCAAGAATTCTTTGGCTTTTTTCTTAGTTTCGAGAAAACGCGCGCGTGCGCGAGGGTTGTCTGTAAAAGCTGTACTATCAACACGCATATTCACCTCTCACGCTCCTAAAAATGTCTTACATCCCATGCATTATTTTTCGTATTCCAATGCACAGATTTAAATGAAAATGGATACAATTCAGCAGCTACTTTGATCTTTACTAGCGCATCATCTTCCCAATGGCCTTTGACCTCATGCACTTGCAACTCAAAATCACTTGTAAGCACGAAAAAATCAGGCTTATAAAACGTCTTTTCAGCTAAACGCAGGTTGATACAGTCAAACTTGAACCAAAGGATTTCACCTTTCATTCTTTTGCTTTCTAGGTAGTCGTTATATTTACGCTCTGTTTTGTTCATAGCGCCTTGTTTTAATCTTCCTAGTACCCTTGCATCACTTTTGCCTTTATCGCGCTGTAATGTGCCTTTTTGTGCGTTATTCCGCTTGTTTTGAATTGACTCAAGCTCTTTTTCGCTTATTCTCATTCTTCTTCTCCAATTTGATGATATTTTGCTGGGCAGTCTTTAGGCGCGATAATGTTTCTTGTGTGCATGTCCCAGTGTTTTTAACTTTCTCAACCACACAAGCACTAACCCCTAGCTGTCTAGCAAGTGCAGCTTGCCTTCCATATTTTGAAGTCATCCAATTAACAAGTTGGTTTACATCGCTTGGATTGGCTCTCTCTGAAATCTTCTTGCGAGCAGTAGGTGCTGGAGTTTCTTGTTGTGCTTTAAGCTGCTCTAACAAGCCAGCTCTTCTAAGTTTTACGTACAAACATGCAGCTGCTCTTGTTTCAGCAGTCTTTAATCCATGGTTGTAAGCACAACGCAATGCCATCATTTCCTTGTAGTTCATCTGCCTAACTCCACCATGTTCAAAACAGAAACTTCCATTTCAGCAAGCACGTAATTTTTTAATTCGTGGTAGGTGTTGTTTTTGAATGCCTCATGTACCTCTTTAACCACGATCATGTCGAAGTAAGGGCGCTTTATTTTTTCCGCGATTGTGATTAATCGGAATTTAATTTCTGTTAGTGTCATGCCGCCCTCGCATCTTTCCAGTTGCACTCAATGATCATTAGTCCACCGTGTTGGAAACGAGACCACAGGCGATCACCTAAATCGTTTTTGAGTTGTTCAAGAGTCATGTTTGAGATGAGCATCGTTGCTTTGCATGCGTCATAGCGTGAATACAAAACTTTGTGGATTAGCTCTAAGCGCTTTTCACGGTCATGCAAACCGTACTCATCAAGAATGAGCAAATCGTATTGAGTAAACTCATAAATTACTGATTGCTCTGATTGATCTTTCGTGTCCTTGTCCCACGCTTTCATGATGCGTTGAGCCAATTCTTCGCTTGTGATGTAACGTGCATACTTGCCCTTCGCTAAAAGCGTTCTTGCAGTTGCACATGCCAAATGTGTTTTACCTGTTCCGGTACTTCCAACCATGACAAGGTTTTCTACTTCGCCCTTAACGATCTTTTTGGCAAAGTTTGCCGTTTGGGTTAAAGCGTTCTTTTGACCGGGTAACTCAGTGGTGTAATTTCTAAAACCTGCATCCTTGTGACGTTCTGGAATCATTGCGCCTGCAAAGTGTTTTTCACGAACTGACTTTTGAACTTCAAACTCATGTTCTTGGTTTGCCTTAGCCACATACTCGATTGCGCACTGTGGGCAGCCTTGGAAACCACCCATGATGATTTCTTTCGTGTTGTGCTTAGTGCAAAAGCCTGAGCCTTGGAGAATTTCTGGATTAAGCATCGCGTTCATAGCATCCAATCCTCTAATTCAACTGGATCACCAGCGTTGCTGTAATCAGGATTGATGTTTTCCCAAGCTGCATTCACGTTTCGAGAATCCATTTGCTGTGGTGCTGGTTTACGAGTTGAGTAACTGCGTTTGATCCACTTCACGAAGTTTGTGTACATCTGGGTGTCGTTCAAAAGACCAGCTTCGATTTTTGATGAGTAATACCCGTTGATTTCAAGTAACCAAGTTTCAGCTTCCGCTTGAGTCATTTTTGCGATGCCTGCTCGTTGCAACCAAGCATTCAAAATTTCAAGTTTTGGAACCCAAAGTTTTAGGACTGCATCGACTGGATTTTCGCTACATGTATTCTTAATATTTTTATTTTTCTCTATATATCTATTGTCAGTTTCGTTACTGAACTGGTTTCGGTTCACTAACTGAACTGGTTTCGGTTCACTAACTGAACTAGACTGGTTCACTAACTGAACTGGTCTTTTCTTTGAACTAGTTTTGTTTTTGAACCGATCTACCAAAGAAATCTCATTTAAACGGTACGATTTTGTACCCTGTTTTCCAGTTTCAATAACTGAAATAACACCTAAATCTAATAGTTCTTTTAACCCGCTTGATACTGTTGCTCGGCCTAATTGGCGTGAACCTTCTAGGCTTTTATCGCCTTGTAATTGGCTGTAACTGACAAAATCAGTTTCCTTTTGAAAACCATTAATTCTATTTTCAAGTTCTGCATACACGTTTCGCGCTGCATCACTTAAAAAAGGCATAACCTCTTTGCGATACAAGCGACTTGACATGATATAGCCGTTGTCAAATTTATCGCTGAACATAGGTTTTTCTTTCTCGACTTGATGCTGCCGAGGGAACTTTATTAATGCGCTCATAAGCATTCCCTCTCAGCGATTTTTTCGAAGTAAAATTCAGGTAAGGAAATAGGAAGGCTCACACCTAAATCGACTAGTTGTTTAGCTTGACCGGGAGATACAATCCCTCTTAGCTCTGACTTATAAACAGCTAACCTAAATCTAAACTCCTCAACTGATTTATTCCCTTTGATTGAGTTGCAGGTTTTACAGCAACTCACATAGTTATTAA